AATCTATTTGATTAGATGCTGTTACTAATCCACCTTCACAAGCTACTGTATATGGTTGAGCTGTTGCCATTAAAAGTATGTCCTATCATCTGTCATATATTTAGGCTGTGGGTTTATTAGATTTGATTTCATATGCCTCATAGCTTTTTTATAATCATCTAATGCAAATGCAGCCTGTTGTGGGCTTTCTTTAAATTGCCATACATAATATCTTACTCTTGAAGTTATAACATTACTATATTGTTCTGGTAATACTATTGTATCTCCATGAGCATCTAATTTAGTTGGCTTATCAAATGCATAAAAATGCACATTGTAAACTTTGTCCGGTATAGGACTTAGTCCAAATTTTCTATGGTCTGGACTTTTAATAACATACTGTGGCTCTCCATAATTTTGTGAATCTGCATCATCAGCATTTTCATTGTCTCTTCTATATTGTTTCCAATCAGCTAATGTTAAAAATTTTAATCCTTTAGAAACATATGGAGCTGATTCGCCACTTACATTTATTGTTGTTAAATAAAAATCATCCCAATCAACAGAGGAGTAATCTGTTGTTATGCTAGAACTACCAGATTTTAAAGTATACCATCTTGTTCCTGCTGTAGTAGCAACAGTTACATTACCATAAAAAGGGTCTGTACTTCCACTTACTCCAGCACTAAAAAAAGGTAACTGAGGTTCTGCATTAGCAATATCAAATATAGCTTTATTTACAGCATCTTTTACAAATTGCTGTAATCCTAATGCTGCACCAAAGTTAGCTGATGTTAATGGTATTTCGTTTAGTTCTCTAAGAACTTCGTTAGTTAAATCTAAGTAGGTTGTAGCCATTTAAACTCCTAGCAAGGTTTTGCTTTAGGCATAGCTTCACCATGAACACCACCACCATGCTTATACATTTTTCTTTTATTCATGGAATATCCACCACCACCCATAGGCTTACGATGTTTCCCACCATGTTTCATTCCTTTTCTTTTTCCATACATAATTTTTTCCTCAAAAAGTGGAGGAGCCTTACGACTCCCCCGAATTGTTATTTAGTCGATAACATAGAATGCACCCATTAGAGCTTCTGGTCTTAAGACTTTACAGCCATAGACATGAAGACCTCTCACAATATCACCAAAAGATGATGGGTCTCTCAACACTTCAGTTGAAAGAATTGTGTTTGCAGTTGCAGTTGAACTCATATGTCCACATAACACTTTGCCGGTAGCGTTTGATGTATCGGCAATGTTGTTAGATTTGTACATATCAAATCCTCTAAGTTTTCCACTTGATACTAATCCATTTCTTATAGAACCTTGACCAGCGTTAAAATCTACTGAAAGTAGTTTTGAACCTGATTGACCAAGCTGCTCATAGAAATCTGGTCCTGCTAAGAACCATCTTCCTTCTTCTGGAACATTTTGTTCATCCAGTTTTCTAGCCATTCTAGCCATTAAGTCTAGAGCATCTACACCAGTTCCATCTGAACCTAATAGGTCAACAGAGTTTGTTGCATGAGCCATAGTTGCATCAGCAGTAGCTGAGTCAGAACCTATAATCATGTCAGGTGAACTAGCTGATAAACCAGCAAACATTTTAGCAATAACAGCAGCATCATATGAATCTTTAAGAGCATATGCAGCACTTGAAGAAGCAACTTCTTTGAAGTTAACATGTGACATATTAGTTTCAATATCATCTACGATGAATTTGAAAGCTTTAGCACTATCAACAACAAGAGTTAATTCTTGGTCTGTTAGCATTGTTTGCGATGTATCACTACCTCTTGTGTAATCAGACACAGAGATAACTGGTTCTTTAATAATCTTTACTGAATCTCCGAAAGCAGATATTTCACCAGTATAATCGGTGTTAGTAATAGCTTCTGCTACCGAGGCTTTCCTAAAGAAGTTTAAAACCTTTTTAGAATAAACGGAAGGTAGGAAGAAACTATTAGTTTGTCCTGCTACGGAATTAGCAAAGTTAGCATTAGTATCGGTACTTGGTTCAAAAAATTGAGCCATGATACTTCTCCTTTATATTAATAGTTTATTTTACGATTCTGCCATCCTGCATTGCATTTGATATTTCCTCTTCGAATTTATCAAATTCTTGTACAGACATAGCAGCAATCTCCTTTTCTGACCAAACTCTTTCTTGCTTAGGCTCAACAGTTGTTGTTTTAGTTGATACCATATCAGCAGCAGAGTTAGTCGTTGAAGATGACTTATCCTCTTGTGGTAGGTCAATTCCTATATCTCGTTTAAATAAATCTAATGCACGAGAAGCTAAATCAGCATCATCAGCATTTGAGTATATCCATGATTTGATAGACTCTGGCTGGTTGTCTGCCCATTTATGAAAGTCATCACTATCTCTAATATCATTAAAGTCAGGATGTCTATCCATTAACCTTTTTTCTGCTTCTTGTCTAGAAATCTGTATCTCTCTTTCTTGCAATTTACTAAGGCGTTCTTCTAGAACTTTTGCTTTAGCATCACTTTGTAGATGTGCTACAGTTTCTACAACTTCGTAAACATCAGGATATTGTTCTTTAAATTTTTCAAGCTCTTCTGCAGACTTCGGAGTTTGATACTCTGGTGTTGCCACTTGAGTAGATAACTCTTGTTCTCGAGCTTTAAATTCATTAAGCTTTCTATCATAATGTCTTTTTAAATCATCATATCTTTTTTTGTAGTCTGGTTTGCTATAAGGTTTATCCTTAGTAACTTCCAGTTCTTCTGTATTAACATTGTCTTCTGCTTCAGTAATATCTGAAGTTTTAAACAGTTTGTTTTTATCAGCAGGTTCTTCAAAATAAAGACTTTCTGATGAAGTAAAAGGTTTATCTTCTTCGTGCCAATCTTTTTTAGCGTTATAAGGATTTGGCTTTTCCTCTGTTTGGACTTGTTCAGTCATATTCTTATCCTCCTAATCAGGGCTTCGTTCACAAGGTAGCTATAAGTGCACTATAGGGCTTGTTGTAAAGGTCGCCTTTCGGTTTTAGTTTGTAAAGTGCCTACGCTAATAGGGTGGCTTTACGCTTAACTACGCACATGGTCTCTATCATACAGAGCCATTTTGGATAGTTCCTCTTTTACTAAATCATTTTCTTGGAATATCCTAGGTCCTGATTCTTGTTGTATTTGAGGTCTATTCACATTGATAGTTTGTTCAACTTGCCTTACAGCTTG